GATCTCCTGTCTTACCTGATCCAGCATTGTTAGGAATACCTGTGAATAAATCGTAGTATTCGTCACCTGTGCTGTCCGCTGGTAAAGGGATTGCTAATACGTTAGTTGACGCATCGAACTCGATGTCAACTCCCATACCTCTACACGCCCAGTAGATTCTTGAGATAGTAACAGCTGTGCACGAATTACCGTCACTGTCTGCTGCTAGTGCTGAAACATCTACTTTTTTAACAGAAGCCTCTCCTGTTCCGTCAGACTCGTTTGTAAACTTCAAGATGGCAGTTCTACCGCCATCTTGAATAGTTTGACTTGTTACTGTATCAGCCATAATTTATCTCCTATTACGCGTCAGCAAATGGAGTAACTATAGTGCCTGAACCTAAGATGATTCCTTCTACTGCATATTTAGCAGAAGCGATAGCAGTTACCTTAACGATACTCCCTGCTAGTCCACCTTTTGTTGATCCGTTCATTGTAATTACGTCGTTACTAGCGCCTGATATAAAAGTTTTACCAGTAGAATCGTCTTTACCAGAGTAAAGGCCACCGACAAACTTATCTGTACCATCGGTTAAGATGTCCATGTCAGTAGCTGCTGTTTCTACTACGAAGAAGAAACTAGCTCCTAAATTATTTAATTGATTAGGATCGTCGTCTCTGCCCGGAGCAGTAGCAACAATACTTGGTAAAGTAAACTTACCGTCAGCATCGTTAGTAGTTAAAATTTTTCCTGCGTGTGCAGCCACAGTTAAAGTTGTGTCTGCTGTTAAACTGACCACAGCCGCATTACCAGCAGAGATAAATCCTGCTAGTGATTTGACCGGTCCACTAAAAGTTGATTTTGCCATATTAAGTCTCCTTAATTACGTTTATCGTCTTGGCGAGTCTGCTAGGGCAGTCGATAAACCATTAATTTTATCCCTAGTTGATTACTAAGATTATATATGAAATTAAGGGAATACAAGAAAAAAGTTGCCGGGTTGAGTGAGAAACCCCCGGCAAAGGTTCCTTTAGAATTGAACTGTTATGCTCCGGGAGAACCGAATACACATCTTGGATCCGAGAATCCAAAAGAGTATCTTTCTCTAGCCTTGTACCTAACGTTACCAGTATCGAAGTCTGCTTCCATTGAAGTTCTGATTGGTGACCTAGCGAACATTTTAAATCCGTTTGGTGCATCAGTCTTAATAAAGAAAGCATCAGTGTCTGTCAAATAGTGGTTAACTACATACCCTTCAGGCAGCATACCCATGTTTCTGATAGCGTTTACATCGTTATCAGAGGTAGCTGTTCTTAGAGTTGACTCAAGCAATCTATCAGCAGTGAATTGTAGCTCTTTTGGAATAATTAATTTCATTCCTTGTACTGCTACTTTTAATCCACGTTCGTCTACGAACGCCGCAATATCAATTAATGCTTGCTCAAGAGAAGTTTCATTTAAGTCAGCTGAAGTAGAGAGTTCATTACTAAGACTACCACCACTAATAGTGGGGTGATCTGTAGCGCAAAGCTCTTTACCGTCACCGCCAGCGAAACTGCTGTTGAAGGCATTATTTAAAACTGAGGCTGCTTTAATTTGCTTGGTGTTTGACATACTTCTAGCCAAAGCTCTTGTGTATCTTGCAGACAATCTGTCATACAAGTTATCTTCAATCGCTTCTTCAGTGATACTGAAAGCTAAGGCAACTGTTTCGTGAGTGTAACGAGCTGTGAATGATTCTTGCGCTGTGTCAAAAGCCACTCCTGCTCCCTCAGACTTAACAGGTGCTGCATCAAATCCGGATAACATTACCTCTTCTTCAAAGGCACGATCTGAAGTCTCTGTGTCGAAAATTTCGGCATGTTCGTCTTCGTATCTGTCGTACTCTAATCCAAAAAGTGCATTTAATCCGGGCTCTAGTTCTTTTACTAATTGTGCTCTAGATATTGCCATCTTATGTACCTGCTACGGGACCTCTGTACGCGTGCTCATTAATTTGAACAATCAAATTAGTGTGCGTTGTACCGAGTTCGTCGTTCTTTGGTCCTTGGTCTACACCAACTATTTTGAGCTGTAAGCCCTGAGTAGTTGCCGCAGTCGAAACGTCAAGTTCTCTGGAGGAGATTCCAGTTGTAGTGCTTCCACTTGTTCCAACAGTATCAGCGTTCTTCCCTACGTTTGCTTGAGCAGTGTTCGTTGCCGAATCACCTTGTATCAAAAACAAAGTATTAGGGTCGTCGTAAATGTATACTTCAATGTCACCTGAGCTAGCAGTAGTGCTTGCTACATAATGATTTTTGTATACAGGTCCGTCTGAAGATTGGTAAAACACGCCATTAAATACACCAACAATGTTAGCGTCACTTACACCAGCTTGCTCAATGTAACCACCGTTAAATTTAACGAGATCACCTTGGAAGATAGTAGTGCCATAACCTGATGGATTAATTAAGTATTTATTAGCGGATGGGACAGCACTTGCTGGGTTAAGTCCTTTGTAAGGTCTTAAACCAAAAGCTGCATCTACATTAGCCATTAAACTTTTCCTTTTTACAAATTAAAATTAAGAAACAAATTTGATTACTCGCCTCTGTTTCCGCCAAATGTTACGCGACTTTGTCTATTTTTATTAATAGGCATGGCTGGATTTTCTTCCTTCATCAAATCGTTATCTACTGATAGCATTTGATCTCTAGTTTTTGCTTGAAAGTATTGACTTCTTTCATCTACAGTTTCCCTTGGGATTCTGCAAAGCAATAGACCGCCAACACCAATTACACCTGCATACTTACCGTCACCGATGGATGGATATTCAAAGTCAGGATATTCGTCAGCACGAACGGGCTCCCAGCCTTCTCTGAGTCTGGCGCTTGCGTTCTTAGTGTCGTCATATCCCCTGACTTCAGTTCGTACCCATCTGTGTACGTAACCTGCGGGTGGCTCTGGTGCATCCAAAGCGGAAGGAGGGGCCCAAGGTCTTCTTTGAGAAGTTTTTTCTCTGGACTGAGCCTCGCGTGGTTCACGAGTTTCGTCGTTTTGTTTTTTATCTACCATTATGTTATCTCCACGTTATTTAACATACTTCGCGTATTCTTCAAGTGGCACACCCAATTTTTTAGCTATCGATACCTGTGAAGGTGTGAGTTTCACAGATTTGCTGCGTCCAGTTTTTGCACTGCGTTTAGCAGATGCAACCGCTTGAACGGGTCGGTTTTTAGTGGATGAGTCTTCATCAAACTTGTGAGGAAACTCATCTCTAATTCTTTTGTCCACTTCAGTATAATACTCATCACTACTCGGATCAAATCCTTCTTTAACTAGATCTTCGTGAATTGCAAAAGAAGTCATGGTCATAGCTCTGTCCTGCCCGAACCATTGATTGTCTTCTGCCCACGTTTCTGCCTTTGGATCAGGGTCTGGATACTGAGGTTGCTCGTATGTGGGGTTTTCAGTTGTAGGGGCTTGCTCTGCCTCAACGGGTTTTGCAGCTTCCCTTTCCTTGTTAGCGCGTTCTAGCCCGCTGGCGTCTGCCGCCAAAGCAGCTAGTCTTTGCTGTGCTTCTGTTTGTTTGTCTATGTCTCCGTCTTCGTTAGCTTTTCTTAAATCGGATTTTGCTTTTTCGGTTTCTGCCGTTACTCTGTTGGCTTCGGCTAAAATGTAGTTTGAGTCTAGTTCTTGTGTCTTTGTTTTTAAGTTATCGTTTTCTTGCTTCACGTTGTTAGCAAACTCTGTTGCCGCTTGCTCTCTACGTTCTGCTTCTCTTAGTTTCGCTGTTAGTTTGTCGATTCGTTTTTGTACGCCTTTGCTATATTCTTCTTGTTCTTGTTCGGCAGCTGATACTTCAGGTTGTGCTTCTTGCACCTCTTGAACTACGGCAGCTGGTTCGTCAGTAGTTTCTTCTGGTAACGCTACTTCTACTTCTCCGCCTTCGGTATCCATAGGCACCATTTCGTCTGCTTGACTTAGGTTTGAAAATTTATCATCTGGCATGGTCCTCTCCATGTTTAAAAGTTGTGAATAATTGATTCAGGATCAGCTACTGTTGCGATGATTTCATCATCGTTCAGTATCTTGATTTCTCCACCATCGATGTCAATTCTAGAGCCTGCGTATCTCGCGTAGAGTACCCAGTCTCCTTCCTTACACCATGGACCTGTTTTAGAGAATCTCTCGCCGTCGTACGCGAGCGAGCCTGTTTTTAGTACAAGGCCCAACACCGTAGCGGCTTGTTGTCTTTCGAGTGCTTTGCTAACTAGGTGAATCCCACCGTCGCTAACTTTTTTACCTTGGTACGGCAACACCATGATACGCCAACCTGTTGGCGCGGGTAGTTGGTCCAAGACACTGTCTGTTATCTTTTCTGGATTTAATGTTTGCGGATCTGTTTCTTTCTTTCCGCTTTCGTATATTTCTTCAAGTGGCAATTTGCCTTGCTTCTTCTCTGCCCACTTTTCTTCAAGTGTCGTCTTCGTCATCGAACGTCTCCATTTTCTTTAAAAGGTTTCTAACTTCTTCGCGTACGTAATTTAAAGCTTGCACTTGACCGACAAGATTTTGGTACTGTTCGTGTGATTCGATTGAACCTGACAGCATTATCTCTTTTATCTGCTCTTCCTTTGAAGAGATGGCGCGCTGAACCATTTGCGCGAAATTAAGTTCGTCTATTTTAGCCTCCGCTATTGCGCTCCCGATCAGCTTGTATCTTCATGGCAGCGATGTCTTCTTGCGATTTTATCTTTTCTTCGTCAATTTCTAAACGTTTTTCTGCTATTTCTTTATCGTCTTTATTTTCTTCGGCTCTGATCTGTAGTTCTTGTGCTTTTAGTTCTGTTATAGGATCGGAGTCTACTTTAAGTATCTCGTCTAGTCTAGGCATTAACTGTTGCATAAGTTCTAATTCTGTCTGAGCTTTCATGTTTTCTAACATTGCATTTGGCATGGGCGGTTGTCCTTGGGCCATCGCCTGCTGGTTCATCATCTCTTGTTGTTGCATCTGCATAGCTAGTTCTGGGTTCTGTTCCATCTGCATAGCCAGTTCTTGTTCGGCTTGCATTTGTGCCATGAGCGATACGTGTTGTAGCACATGGCTAACCATCAACGATACGGTAGCTGGGTTGGCTTGCACATATTTGTTTTCTAAGAAAGTTAAATGCACTTCGATATGCGTTGCGTGATCTTGTTCAGGAAAAGCGGTAGCTGGCATACCCATGAGCATACCGCTGTTCTCTATTGCCGGGTCCACAGGAACGGGTGGTGGTGGATCGGGTTGAAATAATGCTTCGATGTTTTCTGTGCCGAGTGCTTGATACATTCTGCGGTACGCTTCTTTGATGTTGTGTATCTGCGGGTTGCTTTGTACCAACTGTAGTTCTTGTTGCGCGAGTGAGATACGCTGCGACATAGAAAAGAAGTTAGGATCGCTAACGGGTATAACGTCAACGCGTTCATCGAAATCGGTTTGTTTAATACTTTGATCGCCGCCGACGACCATGTACGGGTACTCAGGGGGAAGAGTTTCCGCAAACAGTCGTGCTAGTATTTTAAATTCTGTTTTTTGAGCGTAGTGCAAACGTTTGTGCACTGCCGACATAATTCTTGTGCCTTGTTCTAAGAGTGCCATGGTCGTGCCGACCGGTAGCTCTTGATTACCTTCGCCGATGTTTAGATTAGTAACCGAGGCAAACCTCTGACCAGCCTCGACACAAAAGCCTAGTAACTGGAACAAAGTGCCTGATGGTTCTTTGTACGGTAGCGGTATCAGTGAATCTCTAAGTGCGCCGCCCGGAGCGTCGACATCTCTGAACTCGCCGGGCTCTAGAGGGGTCTCATCGTCGCGGATCCTTAAACCACGTGCCTTAAAACCTGCTGGTAAATTGGAGAGAGTTCCAGCATCAACTAATTGTCTAAGCGCAGCTGTGGCAGTCCTCGATAGTCCGCCGATCATGTGGATAAGACCAAAGCCATAGAAACCTAGGCCCGGCAAGAACTTGTAATGTACGAAGTATTGAATCTTCTGTTTCATAGGATCGTCTGCACGATAGTTCCTACGAATCGACAATACTTTCGATGAAGTGCTATCTACCGTAATGATGTACGGTAGGTGCATGCCGTCTGGGTCTTCGAATCCCGGCAAGTCCATCAATACATGAAACTCTAACAATTCGTACATCATGTCCGATGTACCGTCGATACCTTCTAGTTCGTCTTCTTTATCTTGGGTATCGTCGTACGCGCTGACGTACGAGGGTTTGATTTCGACGTCTAAGTACGCGCCGCTGATCTGCTGTGCTCTAACTTCGTTGTGCGACATCTTTACGATGTGCGTAATTCTTTCACACGTATTCAGATCGCTGACTGAATACGGAACCACTAAGTCGTCGACCGGCACGAAGTTACTGCACGGTCTTTGTTTCATGGTGTCGTAATAAACTTTCTTGAACGCTGATCCGGCGAGCGGTAGATAGAACAGTAACTGATCCATCTCTGGCGTGTACTCTTCCATCTCGGTCGTGATCTGGTAGTTCATAAAGTCTTGGACCCGACTGGCTTGTAGTTCTACGTCCGGGGTCGCTGCGCCCATGACCTGTGCTTTGACCGGTCCTTTGCTGGGGAGCAATTCTTTAAATGCTTGTGCTTGGAACTGAGTTACCGCTTCGGCGAGCATCGGGTGAGTAACCCCTGATGCGCCCGGAAAGGGTCTGTCTCTATCTTCGTATTGAAACCCAAGAAGATCTAAACCTTTGACGTAAGTATCTTCCCACTCTTGGCGACTCGCTCGGTCTTCTTCGAAGTCGCCCATAAGTTCCATAGCTA